CAGCGTATGAAGTGGCTAGATCAATCTTCTATAGGCTTGGCGTAGAAATCCTCTAAACCGGCCACTGCAGCAGAGCCTTGAGCTCAGGTCTTCGAGGCTCCTGTTGAGATGCAAATATGTACAGGCCAATGCCCCCGGACACGCTCGTGGAGCTTTCCGATTTCGGTATCCGTTTAACTCCTGCACCTGATGTGTGGGAGTGGATCACCGAGCAGATCCTTTCAGACAACGGCAGCATCCATAACCCTGATCACGCACACCTGCTCGATGCGCCAATCCGCATCCTGTGGGCGTCATCCTGTTTCGAAAAGCAGGACCGTACAGTGCTGGGCCAGGCCGAATCGGTGATGTTCCGCGCTGGCGGGTGGCAGAAGGCTCGACAAGAGCAGCAGATGATCGACTGGTTCGGTGAAGTGCCGGACTTCCTTATCACACTGGCTGCTGACTATTGCGCTCAATGCACCGACGCTGAGTTCTGCGCGCTGGTCGAGCATGAGCTTTACCACATAGCACAAAAGCTCGATCAGTACGGGGCACCCAAGTTCAAACAGGACGGATCGCCGAGCCTCACGCTTCGTGGGCACGACGTGGAAGAGTTTGTAGGAGTCGTCCGCCGCTACGGTGCAAGTGAAGACGTACAGCAGATGATTGACGCTGCAGCACAGCCGCCCGAGGTGGCAAAGATCAACATTGCGAGGGCCTGCGGAACCTGTCTGCTTAAGCTGGCCTGAGGATAGACAGCAATAGACGGAACCCATCCCTATGGCAGCCCTGAGCAGCGAGGTGAAGGCCTTTATCGTTCAGGCGCTCGCCTGCTTCGATACACCCACTCAGGTGGCAGAGGCCGTCAAGCGAGAATTCAACATCGAGGTGAGTCGGCAACAGGTCGAGTCGCACGATCCCACAAAGCGGTGTAGCAAGACCTTGGCGAAGCGCTGGGTGGATATGTTCCACGCAGCGAGGGAGAGCTTCAGAGAGCAAACGCAAGACATACCGATCGCCAACCGTGCCTATCGTCTGCGTGCGCTGGGCAGGATGGTCGAGAAGGTCGAAGGCATGCGCAACTACGGTTTAGCAATGCAGCTTCTGGAGCAGGCGGCCAAGGAAGTCGGCGACGTCTATGTGAACCGTCAAAAGAAAACCGATGAAGAAGGCGAGCCGGTTGTTCCGACCTCGGTTGAAGTCCGTGTGATAGATGCGAGGAAGCGGGATGCCGAGCCTGAACGTTCCCCAGGCTGAGTTCCTGCAACTGCCGCACAAGTTTCGAGGGTTTGTTGCCGGGTTCGGCTCTGGCAAGACATGGGTAGGCTGCGCAGCGCTCTGCAAGCACGTTTGGTAGTGGCCAGGCATCAACTCCGGTTACTTCGCGCCGACCTATCCGCAGATCCGCGACATTTTCTTTCCAACGATTGAAGAAGTGGCGTTTGACTGGGGGCTAAAGGTCAGGACGAAGGAAAGCGACAAAGAGGTCGATTTCTACAGCGGAAAGCAGTACCGCAGCACAACGATCTGCCGTTCGATGGAAAAGCCGCAAACCATTGTCGGCTTCAAGATCGGCCATGCATTGGTCGACGAGCTTGACGTGCTGCCCGCGCTCAAGGCTCAACAGGCTTGGCGCAAGATCATTGCCCGTATGCGCTACAACGTGCCCGGGCTGAAGAACGGGGTGGACGTGACTACGACCCCTGAGGGGTTAAAGTTCGTATACCAGCAGTTCGAAAAGCAGCTGCGTGAGAAGCCGCACCTGCGATCGCTGTATGGACTGATCCAGGCCAGCACCTTCGACAATGAACTGAACCTGCCAGACGACTACATCCCATCCCTGATGGAGTCCTACCCCGAACAGCTGATCATGGCGTACCTGAACGGCAAGTTCGTGAACCTGACATCAGGGACGATCTACACCGCGTACGACCGCACGCTTAACGGCAGCAAAGAGACCATCCAGCCATCTGAACCCCTGTTTATCGGCATGGACTTCAACGTCGGCAAGATGTCCGCGGTAGTCCACGTTAAACGCTTGGGCTTGCCGCACGCTGTTGACGAGATCGTGAACGGCTACGACACGCCAGACATGATCAAGCAGATCAAGGAACGGTATTGGCTGTACGACGGCAATGAGTACCGCAACACCCGACAGATTCGGGTCTATCCAGACGCCTCGGGCGACTCCCGAAAGTCAGTACGTGCCAGCGAGACAGATATCTCACTGCTCAAGCAGGCCGGATTCATGGTGGTTGCTCCCGCAGCTAACCCGCCGGTCAAGGACCGCATCAACTCCATGAACGCGATGTTCTGTAACGCGTCAGGCGCTCGCAGATACCGCGTAAACGCTGACAAGTGCCCGACCTACGCCGATGACCTTGAACAGCAGGTATGGGCTGACAACGGCGAGCCTGACAAGAAGCAGGGCAATGACCACCGGCCAGATGCCGGCGGCTACTTCATTCACAAAGAGTACCCAATCAACAAGTACTCCCTCGTAGGTGTTTCCTAATGGGTGCCATCCGATACCTGAGCGACAAGCTCGTCAACCTGGTGGCCAACCTCGGCACCGATCGCGACAAGTCCTCCGGTACGACCTACGGCCCAGCGCTGATGACCGACGAGGAGCTGATCAACGCATATCGCGGGTCTTGGCTTCCACGCAAGATCGTCGAGGTTCCAGCGCTGGACGCTTGCCGCAAGTGGCGTAACTGGCAGGCCGACAAGAGTCAGATCGAGAAGATCGAAGCGGAGGAAAAGCGGCTTGGCATCAAGGCGAAAGTCCTGGATGCCATGATCAAGGCCAGGCTATTCGGTGGGGCCGCAGTGTTCATCGGTACCGGAGACCGCGACCTGTCGAAGGAACTCAACCCGGATCGTATTAAGGCTGGCGGGGTGAAATACCTCACGGTCATGACCAGGCGCAATCTGCACCCGACAGAGCTTGAGCAGGACCCGCAGTCACCGCGATACGGCAAGCCCAAGGCGTACACGCTGGCAGGCACGTCGATTGGCATGGAGATTCACCCATCGCGTCTCATGGAGTTCATCGGCGCGCCCCACCCTGATGCCGAGCTGGCGGCAGGGACAGAACAGGGTTGGGGAGATTCTGTGCTGCTTGCCGTGATGGAGGCGGTCAAGCACGCTGATGCGACCATGGCCAACATCGCCAGCCTGATCTTCGAGGCCAAAGTCGATGTAATCCGCATCCCAGACTTCATGCAGAACATGCAGGACAAGGCTTACGAGAAGCTCATTCTTGAGCGCCTGCGGCTGGCTGCCATGGCGAAGGGCATCAACGGCACGCTGATCCTGGACAAGGAGGAGGAGTACGAGAGCAAGTCTGCGAGCTTCGGCACACTGCCTGACATCCTCGATCGCTTCCTGCAGGTGGTTTCTGGCGCTGCCGATATCCCTGCGACCCGGATGTTGAGCCAGTCACCGGGCGGCCTGAACGCCACTGGCGACTCCGATCTGCGCAACTACTACGACAGGGTGCAGGCGCTGCAGGAGCTGGGTATCAGCCCTGCTATGAGCGTCTCGGACGAATGCCTGATTCGCTCGGCGCTCGGCAGTCGACCGCCAGAAATACACTACATCTGGGCGCCGCTCTGGCAGTCCACGGCCAAAGAGCGTTCCGATATCGGGAAAACCACAGCCGACACTATCAAGGTACTGAAGGACAGCGCCCTGTTCCCGGACGAGGCCCTCAGCAAGGCGGCAGTAACGCTGCTGGTCGAAAACGGCGTAGTTCCTGGGCTTGAGTCAGCCATTGCACAGTTCGGTAGCGCTCTGCCTGAAGAGGACGAAGAACCACCAGCAGCTGCGCCCGGGACCACGGCAAAAACCATCACTGACGCCGCACCTCGCAGTTTGTACGTGTCCCGCGCCGTGCTGAACGCAGGCGAGATCATCGCATGGGCCAAGTCGCAAGGGTTTGACACAACCCTCCCTGCGGATGACATGCACGTCACCGTGGCCTACAGCCGCGAACCACTGGACTGGATGAAGGTCGGCGAGTCGTGGTCAGGCAACGGCAAGGGCCAGTTGTCGGTCGCTCCGGGTGGCGCGCGGCTGATCGACAAGTTCGGCGAAGGTGCTGTGGCCCTTCTGTTCAACAGCTCCGAACTCGCATGGCGTCATGTCTCGATCATCGAGGCGGGCGCTTCTTGGGATTGGCCGGAATACCAACCTCACATCACCTTCACCTACGAGC